TATTGCATCGATCGAACTCAACGTCATTGATCGTCAAACTGGAATGAAAGTTGATTTGCCGCGCGTTATTCGCACACCTGATCCGCGCATTCCTGGCGTTGCCACTTATGTCTGGACGCTTGAAGACCTGCTTTTCAGTGGGTACGCGTACTGGCAGATTACAGAATTATTTGCCGATACGCAGCGCGTTCGCAGCGTTCAAAGAATTTCGCCAGATCGCGTCACAATAAACACAAATTCAGATTCAACAGAAATCGAATCTTATTCAATTGATGGTCATACACCTTTGCCGCTTTCAGGCGTCGGATCACTTGTTGTCTTTTACGGTAACGATGAAGGATTGCTCAATCGCGCTGGAATGACAATTCGAACTGGCGCTGAATTAGAACGCGCAGCTGCAATGTACGCGCGAGAGCCAGTTCCGCAAATGGTACTCAAATCAAATGGCACTGCACTGCCAGCTGATCGAATTGCAAAACTTTTGGAGTCTTGGGGTGCAAGCCGCCGCAATCGATCCACTGCATTTCTTAACGCTGACATCTCATTGGAGACTTTAGGCTTTGACCCTGAGAAGTTACAGCTGGCGGCAGCGCGTTCTTACATCGCCACCGAATTAGCCAGGGCTTTAGGAATTCCGGCTTATTTCATCGATGCTGAAACTGGATCATCAATGACATATAGCAACGCAACAACAACACGTCAGACATTGCTTGACTTTTCTTTGATTCCGCTGATGAACAGCGTGACCGAAAGACTATCCATGCCAGATTTCGTCCCATCAACGCAGCGCGTGGAATATGCGCTCGATGATTACTTGCGCGGTTCAAATCTTGAGCGCGTTCAAATTTATGAAATTCTAAATCGCATCGGCGCATTAAGTGCAGATGAAATCCGAGTAGCAGAGGAAATGATCAGATGAAAGTACTAACACCGTTTACAATCACAGCCGCCGATTCAGAATCGCGGACAATTACTGGTCAGATCGTTCAATTTGATACGCCAGCAAATGCATCGACTGGCAAAGTTTTATTCAAGTCTGGTTCATTGATCCCGGCATCAGTCAAACTCAACCTTGAGCATGATTCTGCTAGACCCATTGGAAAAAGCATCGGGATGGAACTTTCGCCAGATGGTAAGTCAATCAATGCGACGTTTAAGATTTCAAAGACAACAGCTGGAACAGATGCCATCCAGGAAGCTATGGATGGACTGCGCGATGGATTTTCAGTCGAAGCAAATGTCTCAGATCATGGATTTAACGAGGACGGCACGATGGTCGTCAATTCGGCTGAACTCGTAGGCGTTGCGCTCACACATAAACCGGCATTCGATCAAGCTCGCGTCAGTCACGTCGCAGCGACAACCGATGAAATACCAGTAACACCAGATGAAAACCCAACCGAAGGAGAACCAGTGGACACCACTACCGAAACAAAAGAAGCGCCAGCCGTTGAAACGGTAGAGGCTTCACAGCATGTAATCCAAGCAAATCGTCCCGCACCAATGTTTACCAAGCCACGCAGCCCAATTGTAAATATGGGAACATGGATGGAACATTCAATCAAAGCAAAACTTAATCCAATGTCAGATTCTGCGATTTACGTTGCAGCTGCAAATGATGATCTTGGAACTACAAATCCAGCTTTCAATCCAACACGTCAGCTCGCTGAAGTAATCAATGGACTAAGTAACGGTACACGCGGAGCAATTGATGCAATCAGCCGAGGCACATTGCCAGACGCAGGGCTTCAATTTGAAATCCCTAAAATTTCTCAAATCGCAGTTGTCAATCCAGTTGCAGAAGGTGGCGCAGTAACAAATACCGGAATTGAGTCAAGTTTTATTTCAGTTCCAATCACTCGCTTTGCTGGGCGCAACATTCTCACCACAGAAATCATCGAGCGCAGCTCACCAGATTTCTTTAACGAACTCGTTCGAATCATGGGCGCATCAATGGCTTTTGCTCAGAATAAATATGTCGCAGATCAAATCAAGACAGATGCAGTAGCTGATGGAACTTCAACAGCTAACACAGCTGCAGGTTTGATTGGATACGTCAGCCGCGCAAATGCAGCCGTTTATGCAGGCACACAACGCTTTGCAGAAAACATCTTGGTATCGCCAGCACAATGGACAAATATCATGGGCTACAACTCAAGCGGAATTCCGCTGTTTAATGCTTATCAGCCATCCAATCAAGCTGGTCAAGTCAATGGACAATCACAGCGCGGAGCAGTCCTTGGCTTGAATTTCTACGTCGATAACTCTGGCGAATTTACTGGACAAGGCGATGATTCAATGGTCGTACTACAACCAGATGCATTCACATGGTATGAGAGCGGAAACTATCGTCTAGATGTCAATAAGCCATCTGACGGAACAGTTGAAGTCTCGCTGAACTCTTATGGTGCATGCGCCACAAAGATTGCAGCTGGCGGATTACTAGTAATCAGCTAATAACTAATCATCGACCGTAGCCGCTCCCGGATGCGGTCGAGCAGACGAAGGGAACGGAAATGCCACAGATAGTTACCGCAGGCGAACTGCGATCAATCCTTGGCGTTTCCGTATCTCTTTATTCTGACGTTTATCTTGAACAAATGATTGATTCGGCTGAACTTACAATCTTGCCGTTGCTTACGGGCTATCAATCAGCAGTCACAGAAATTTATGTTGAGAATTCGATCGCGTATTACGGAACACAGCGCGTCAATTACTTCGTTCCTGGTCAAAGTGTTGTCATTACTGGATGCGGCGATTATGACGCAACAGTGACAGTCACCGATGATCGCATTGCCCCATTCGTTTTTACATCTGCAACCGTCGAGGTAGATAGCACATACACGATCCCCCAGATTCCGGCAGGGCTGGCGTGTATAGATGGGGCGACCGCTGGCGACCTATACGCTGGCGTCGCACCCATTAAGTCTGCGATTCTTGTTGTAGCCGTTGAAGTCTTTCAATCTGTCACAGCTCCAGGCAATCAAATCATGAGCGATCAATTTCAGCCGTCACCGTTTATTTTGGGACGCAGCTTGAGCAATAGAATCATTGGGCTACTTGGTCCATTTCTTGAAGTCGAAACGATGTGTTTATGACCATCGAAGCCGACGTCCGCACACCATTGCAGACTGCACTGACATCAATTGCAGCCAATGTCTATAACGGCATTCCAGAGACAATGACTAGCCCATCAATAGTCCTAGTTCCAGATTCTCCATATTTGGAAAGTACTTTAATCAATGGAGCGACCACTAAAGTCAAGATCAATTTTCTGGTGACTGGCGTTGTCGGCTATTCGAGCAATGCGGCAGCTCTGACCAATCTTGAGGATTTGATGATCTCAATTATTTCAACCATGCCCGGCGGATACACCGTTGGAGATGTCAGTTCACCCATACCTTTGGAAGTCGGCACAGGAAAATTCTTGGCAGCTGATTTGCAAGTCTCAACGTATTACACCGACTAAGGAGAAAACAAATGGCAACAACAATCATCACCGGCAGAGACATCACCTTCACAATTGACGGCGATGATTTCGATGCTCAAGCTACTTCAGCGACTTTGACAGTCGATTCAACAATTAACACATATCAAACACTTGACGGAAAAGCCTTTTTTACGACTGACACGCAGGGAAATTTTGCGGTCGAAATGCTTGCTGACTGGGGAGCAGCTTCATCATTGTGCGAAGCCCTATGGACAGCGGCAACAAACGCGCCTAATACAGGATTGCCGGTGGTTTTGGTTGCAGATACAGGCGCGTCATTTGCATTTGACGTCCAGCCAATCTTGCCATCAGCGGGCGGAACTGCACCAGATGCGCAGACCGTTTCACTAGCATTCACTTGCGTAACCACGCCAGTTCTAACAATCAGCTAATCAAAAGGAGACCGGGAGCATGAAACTACCAATCACGATCGAATACACAGCAGGGAACAGCGAGACCTATACAGCGCAACCGCCTGAGTGGGCTAAATGGGAAACCAAAACAGGTTTCATCATCTCGCAAGCACAAGACAAGATCGGCATCGGTGATCTTATGTTTTTGGCGTATCACGCCATGAAACGTGAAGCCGCTGGTAAGCCAGTCAAGTCATTTGAGATTTGGAGCGAGACCGTTGCCGAAATAACAGTCGGTGATGAAATAGCCCCAAAAGTTACGCCCCCGGAAGCATAAATCGAATCCTTTGGGATTTGGCAATCACTACCGGGCTTAGCCGATCAGAATTTGAGCTGGCTGAGGATATAGTTACAGCGCTCGAGATACTGGAGAAACGAAATGGCGTTTAAGGCGACAAAAGGCCAAGGCTCGTTCCGCATCGAAGTTGAACCGCTTGCGCTAAAAAATTTAATTTCGACACTCAATCTTTTAGACAAAGAAAGTCAAGGTCGCGTCAGAGATGCGGCTCAGCCATTATCAAAAAGATTGGCTGGACAATTGACGCAGTTTGGTGGCAGCTCACCAACACCACAAACAAAATTAGTACTTGAATCAATGCTCACCCCAAGAGATCGACTCATTCGTGTTGATCTTGGCGGCCCTAAAAAAGTCGGCCGTCCCTATGGTGGAACTGCTAGTAAGAGCGGCAAAGGGAACAAAGTCGGTCGCGAAGCTGCACCTGCTGGCGCACTGCTTTGGGGTTCAGAATATGGTTCATCCTCTGGAGTCGATAGAGCTGGGCGAAAATATAGCAATCGATTCAAAGCGTCGCGGAAAAGTTCTGGCTATTGGATCAATAATGCAGTCGATTATTACACGCCAATAGTTGCCAAAGAATATATTGAACTTGTTCAAAATCTGATTAAAGATTTGAAGTTAAACTGATGGCTGGCATTCCGAAAGTCAAAATCACCTTTGATGCTGATTTTGATGATCTGAAAAAAGGAATTAGAGGCGGCCAAGCAGAGGTCGAAACTTTTGCGTCTAAGGTCGGCGATTTTGGCAAGAAAGCCGCAGTTGCATTTGGGGTGGCTGCCGCCGCAGCCGCAGCCTATGCCATCAAGATTGGTGTTGATGGGGTAAAGGCAGCGATCGATGATGAAGCTGCTCAAGTACGTCTTGCAACGGCTCTCAAGAATGCCACTGGCGCAACCGATGAAATGATTGCATCGGTAGAAAAACAGATTCTCCAAACATCTTTGGCGACCGGGGTCGCGGACGAAAAATTGAGACCAGCTCTGCAGAGGTTGTCTCTTTCGACAAATGATGTCACCAAGGCTCAAGATTTGCTTAATCTATCGCTGGACATTTCACAAGCTACTGGCAAAAGTTTAGATTCGGTCGCAAATGCTTTGGGCAAAGCCTACGATGGCAACGCCACATCACTTGGCAAATTAGGCATCGGATTATCAGCAGCCGAATTAAAAGCGATGAGCTTCACCGAGGTTCAAAGCAAATTGTCAGATTTATTTGGCGGCGCAGCTTCAGCCAATGCGGAGACATTCCAAGGC